TCGTACGCGCCGCCGCGGTGACTTATATCGCCAGGGCGACGGGCAAATCGGTCGATGAGACTCGGACACGCATCTACGGCGACGAGGAAGCCACGCACGTCTTTACCGACATCGTCACCCGCGCCGCTTCCGCACCGGCCTTGACCACGGTCACCGGCTGGGCCGCCGAGCTGGTGCAGACGACGTGGACCGATCTGATGCCGCTCCTGATGCCGAAGGCGATCCTGACTCGGCTGGCGCCGAAGGGATTGACTTTGAGCTTCGGGTCCACCGGCCGCATCATCATCCCGACTCGTAACCGCACGCCGAGCTTGGCAGGCTCGTTCGTCGGTGAGGGATTGGCGATCCCGGTTCGTCAGGGCATGTTCTCGTCGCAGACGCTCACTCCGAAAAAGATGGCCGTCATCTCGACGTGGACGCGGGAAATGGGTGATCACTCCATTCCCGCGATCGAAGGGCTGATCCGCGCGGCGATCCAAGAGGATACGAGCGTTGCGACCGACTCGGTGCTGATCGACGCCAACCCGGCGACGGTGATCCGGCCAGCCGGATTGCTCAACGGCGTGGGTGCAACGGCTGCGACCGCGGGCGGCGGCATCGCGGCGATCATCGGCGATCTCACGTCATTGATCGGTGCGCTGGCGACGGCCACCTACGGCAACGTTCGTGCCCCGGTCTGGCTGATGAATCCGACTGATCTCCTGCGCGTCTCGCTGGCGCAGGCGACCAACACCGGCATCTTCCCGTTCAAGGAAGAGATCGCGCAAGGGACGTTGAACAACATCCCGGTGATTGATTCCGCGACGGTGCCGACGAAGACCATGATCTTGGTCGATGCCGCCGACTTCGTGGTGGTCGGGGGCGAGGCTCCGCGCATGGAGATGAGTGACCAAGCGACGCTGCACATGGAGGATACCAATCCTACCGATCTGGTGGCGTCGCCGTCCACGGTCGCGGCGCCGCAAAGAAGCTTGTTCCAGACAGATTCTTTAGCGCTTCGCATGATCATGCCGCTGAATTGGGTCCAGCGCCGTGCAGGCACTGTGGCTTGGACGTCAAACGTGACCTGGTGATGCGCGTTAACTGAGTGTGCGCCAGCACGAATCAACGTGCTTCAAACTGTCAGGGCGACTGCAAGCGTCCGGCGCACAGCCAGCAACTCAACGGAGAAACCAATGACCACCAAATATGCTGACGATGCTGCGACCGAGGCGGCGAGGAAAGCCGTCGAGGCCGACAAGAAAGCCTCCGACAAAACGCGTGCCGAGTATGAAATGCGCGCCAAGGGCAAGCCGACGCCGACGCAGGAGGAAAACGATCTCGTGATGCACGGCGCGCATATTCTCGAGCACGAACATGATGGCAGCGAGCCCGATCCAACCAACGTGACAAGGCATGTCGAGGCGGCGCCGTCGCGGCCCGCGCAAGCCTATCAGACGCGACAACAGACAGCGCACAAAGCCGAGTGATGGCTAACGGCTGGCTGGCCCGTCTCTCGCGTTTCATCACGCGATCGGCGCCCGAGGGCGATTATCGTCCCGGCCCGTATCAATTGCCGATCACGGGCGGCTGGCTTCCGGCCGACGTCGGTCAATACACCAACTGGTGGCAGCTCGGTTACACGCCGACGCCACCATCGACGCAATCGGTGATGGTCGAGGCCTGCGTCTCGGCCTATGCGCAGACCGTCGCCATGTGTCCGGGCGATCATTGGCGGCTCAACAGCAAGGGCGGGCGCGATCGGGTCAAGAACTCGGCGCTCGCCCGCGTGCTGCGCTATCCGAACGATTACGAGACGATGAGCGATTTCCTGCTCAATTGCGTGCGCCAGCTCTATACGATGGGCAACGCCTATGCGCTCTGCCTGCGCAACGATCGTTATGAGATCGACGAGCTGCATCTGATGAAGCCGGAAATGTCGTGGCCGCGGCTAGCCTTCGACGGCGAGATTTTCTATCAACTGCGCGGCAACGATGTGATCGCGACGCGGATGAAAGAGGCGGTGTTTCTGGTCCCCGCACGCGACGTGCTGCACATCAAGCTGCATACGCTGCGCCAACGCTTTCCGGTGCCATTGATCGGCGAAAGCCCGATCTGCGCCGCCTATGACGACATCGCAACCCAACAGGCTATCCTGCAGCAACAAGGCGCGTTCTATCGCAACGAAGCGCGACCGAGCGCCGTGCTGTCCACCGATCTGACGCTCGACAAGGATCAGGTGCAGGCGTTGCGCGACCGCTGGAACGATCAGGCCAAGGGATTGCACCAAGGTGGCACGCCGATCCTCACCGCGGGCTTGAAGGTGCAGCCATGGTCGATGGGCGGCAAGGATGCCGCGACCGCGGAAATGCTCAAGCTGACGAATGAGCACATCGCACTGGCGTTTCGCGTGCCGCTGCAAATCCTGGGGCTCGGCGGCTCGAACTATGGTTCGACCGAGCTGTTGATGCAGAGCTGGATTGCGACCGGGCTTGGCTTCTGCCTCAACCACGTCGAGGAAGCGTTCGGCGTCACCTTCCAGTTGAAGGGCCAGCCTGACGAGTATGTCGAATTCGACACCGCGGCGTTGCTGCGGTCGGCGATGAAGGACCGTATCGACGCGCTGGCGCGCGGCGTGCAGGGCGGCATTTTCTCGCCGAATGAGGCGCGCAATCAGGAAGGCCTTGCAGACGTCAAGTTCGGCGACGAGCCGCGCGTGCAGCAGCAGGTCGTGCCGTTGAGCGCGGCGGGCGCGATCCCGGCCGCTCCGTCGCCGCATGCACCGCCGCCAGCCGCAGCACAACCGGCGCCGCCGAAGCCCGCGGCAGCATTGCCGCCCGAAAAAGGCAACCGCGATGACCTTGATCGAGAAGTCAGACACCTATTTAGACTCACCGAACACATCGGACGGCGGCGACTTACTCCTTGACGCGTGGCGCGTCTGTCTCGCCGAGGCGCTGGAGCGGCAGCAACATGCATGGCAGCGTCATGTCGAGTTTATGTCGGCGCAGTCCGATTCAATCATTGCCAGGCTCGAGGCCAAGGTCGCGACGCTCGAGGCTCGAATTCAATCCCGGCTTGGCGAGCTCAAGGACGGCGAGCCAGGTCCGGAAGGTCCGGAAGGTCGGCAAGGCGAGCCGGGTCCGGAAGGTCCGGAAGGCCACATCGGACGGGCTGGCGAGGCCGGTGAGCGCGGTTTGCCGGGTGAGCCGGGGGAGAGTGGCCCGCGCGGCGACCGCGGCTCAGGCGGCCCCGTAGGGCTTCGCGGCCCGCGCGGGGAACCGGGCATCCGCGGCGACCGTGGCGAGATCGGCAAGGCTGGCAAAGCTGGCCGCGATGGCAAAGAGGGCAAGGACGGCAAGAACGGTGACCGCGGCAAAGCGGGACCGGTTGGTTTGCGTGGTCCGCGTGGCCTCCTGGGCGCGCTGGGGCCGCGTGGCGAAAAGGGTGAGCGGGGCGAACAAGGCAAGAGAGGCCATCATGGCGAAAAAGGTGAAAAAGGCGAAAAGGGCGATCCCGGCGAAGGCGCGATCGGCGCGCAAGGCGAGCGTGGTGAAACGGGCGACCGTGGGCCGCAAGGCGAAAAAGGCGAGCAAGGGTCGCAAGGGCCGCAGGGCGAGCGAGGTTATCTAGGCGAGCGCGGCGAAGCTGGACCGCAAGGTCCGGAAGGCTTGCAAGGTCTGCAAGGCGAGCGCGGAGAGGCGGGCGAATGCGGGCTGCAAGGCCTGCAGGGCGATCGCGGTTTGCAGGGCGAGCAAGGCCCGGAAGGCCAACGCGGCCCGCAAGGCGAACGCGGCTTTCTAGGTGAACGGGGGGAGCGGGGCGAGCCGGGATTGCAGGGACCGCGGGGCGACCGCGGCGAGAAGGGCGATCCCGGTTTGCTCCCGATGGTCCGCGCCTGGGTCGAGGATGGAATCAGCTATGCGGGCAACGTCGTTTGTTGGGACGGCGGAACGTGGCAAGCGCAAAAAGACACCGCGCAAAAGCCGCCACATCGGGATTGGATGTGTCTTGCTGCTGCTGGCCGCGCTGCCGTCAGTCCTGTCGTTCGTGGGACTTTTGATGCTGCTGAAACTTACGATGCCTTGAATATCGTGGCGCTCAACGGCTCCAGCTTCGTCGCGCGCTGCAATGATCCGGGCGAATGTCCGGGCGATGGCTGGCAATTGATCGCATCAGCGGGACGGCAGGGCAAGCCGGGACCGAAAGGCGAGCGCGGCGAGCCAGGACAACGCGGTGCGCCGGGAATCTCGGTGGTCCGCGGCGAAGTCAATCACTTCACTTTGAAACTGATCACGTCGGACGGCGGCACGATCGAGATTCCATGCCGCCGCATGTTCGAACAGTATCACGAGGAATCCAATGGCTGACATCCAGATCAAGGTGATCACGCCAGCGTCCAGCTATGATCTCTGCACGCTCGATGAGATCAAGGTCATGCTCGGAATCGCGCTGACTGACACCAGCGAGGATGCACTGCTGCAGATTTGGATCACGCAGTATTCCGACATGATCGCGACCATGTGCAAGCGCGTGTTCGCCTATGAGACGGTCGAGGAAACGTGGCGCGGCGACTCGCTGCCGTTCGACACCGACAACGGCCGCGTATTTCTCACCCACTATCCGGTCGCGGACGCCGACATTCAATCCGTCACCGGGCCCGACGGCACCGATCTATCGACCGGCTACGAGCTAGAAAACAAGAGCGGCAAGCTGCAGTTCTTCAACATCTCATGGAGCGAACCGATCCGCATCACCTATGCGGGCGGCTATCAATTGCCCGACGAATGTCCGGCCGCGCTCAAGCAGGCCTTGGGATTGCTGGTGCAGTATCAGCGCATCTGGCAATCGCGGGCGCTGGCGTCGGGCGTGCGCTCGATCTCGCACCGGGAATCGCGGGTGCAGTTCTATGATTTCCTGGCGTCGATGACCAAGCTCGGCGGGCCGGGACCGATCGGCTTTGCCAACTCGATGATCCAGCCGCTGCTGTCCTCATACATCCGCTACTATGTTTGAGATCAAATTCGATGGCGTCGATGCGCTGGTGAAGAAATTCGAGACGCTCGACAGGCAGATCGAAGAGCTGCACAAGAAATTTCCCGAGCAATTGCTCGAATGGCAGCGCGTCGATATGCGGCGCCAATATCCGAACATGCAGATCGAGGAGACGGCGCAGACGGTACAGGCGACGACCGAAGTGTGGCCGCATTCGCGGCTCGAGCTCGAACCTGGCTACAAACGACCGAAGCCGGTCACGGTCGTGACCAAGCCGAAGCGCTATGCGCCGAAAGGCACGGGGCGTCCGCCGCCATCGGTGCGCCCGATCCTGCGCGAAGAGCTGGAGCGCAAATTGTGGGAGCGCCTGGATACGACAGGCAGGGAAGCGATCAAATGGCCGTAAACTTCGACGTCCTGCTTCAATCGCCGATCTTCGATTTCTGGGCGGTGCCAATCACGTTCCTGCCCTACGCGTCGCAACCGGCTGCGGGCAGTTATCTGGGCCGCGGCATTCCCAACCGTTACTCGGTCGATGTGCCCGCGCTCGATGGCTCGATCTATACCGATGAGCGCTACATCTGCGATATCCGCGAGAGCGAATTTTCCGTGAGGCCGCAGCAGAACGATCATCTCGTCATCCCGCAGGATTGCAACGGCGTCGATCAGGGCGAATGGCAGATCATCGATGCCACCAGCAACGGCGGCGGCCAAACCTGCCTGACGCTGCGCAAGTACGAAACCATCATGTGAGGGACAATGGCAATCCAATTGTCGATCGCGGCTCGCAACGCGCGGCTTGATTCGATCGAGACGGTGGTCGGCGTTTCCGCGATCCTGCAGATATGGTCGGGCGAAAGCCCCGCGAATTGCAGCGCGGCTGCGACTGGGACCAAACTGTTCACCAGCACGCTGGCGTCGGATTGGGCGGCGAACGCCGCGAACGGCTCCAAGTCGCTCAACAATCTGCCGCTGTCGGGAACGGCCATCGGCACCGGGCCCGCGGGCTATTTTCGCATCATGGAAACCACGGCGACGACCTGTCACATGCAAGGCACCGTCACCGAGAGCGGTCTCGGCGGCGACATGACTATCGACAATGCCGACATTCTCAACGGCCAGCCCGTGAACATCACCGGCTTCATCATCACGGATGGAAATCCCTGATGGCGACCGCGGTCGTCAACGCCACGCTGGCTGCGGCGAAGACGACGGCGACACTGGTCACCACATCGCGTTCCGCGTCCGTGGCCGCATCGCTGACAAACGCGAGAATGCTGATCGGCACGATTGAATCGGCGCCGCTCGACGTCCAGAGCTACACGCATCTGATCCGCAACGTCTTCTTCGATGCGCTGTCGAGCGATTCCTTCTTCGCCAACTACACCGTCCGCAAAAACCGGATGCTGCGCGTCCAGCACGAATTGATGCCCTATCTCGGCGTCTACATCATCGACGAACCGATGGCGCCGGATGGCGACGCCAACGCCGGCAACATCCGCTTCATTCACACGCCGCGGATCGGCTTTTCGATCATGCTGGTGAACAACGATCAGGACGCCTGCGAGGCGGCGCTCGATGCCGCATACTGGCGTCTGTTCAATCGGCTGTGGAATGATCCGTACATCAACAATGTCTTCGACACGTTCAACTGGATCACCGGCTATCAGAATCCCGGCAACGTGCGCTTTGAAAGCATCGAGCGCGGCATGCGGCGCTATGTCTGGGGCAACACCACCATCAACAATCAAACGCCGGTCGGCGAGCTGCAATACGACATCACCGTGAAATTCCGCAGCTACGCGGAGCCCGGTCCGTTCGTCGATCTGTTGACGCTCGACGTCAAAACCGGCGTCAAGCCCGGCGACACGCAAGCCGAAATGGATCAGCGCCAGCAACTTCACGTTCAGTATCAATTCGATCCGTCGAGTTTCGCAGCGAAACGGGAATTCAGGCGACAGCAACAGAGGAGCAAGAGCAATGGTAACAATGGGCGTCAGCAAAGCGTCATTGCGCGGACTGCGCATGAACGACCGAATCAAAAAGATGCGGGAGCAAGCCCCGCACTGGCCAACCGTCAAGGTGACGCCAAGAGATGACACGATGCGCTGGCTGTTGAAGCATCCGCGCGCGGGCGGCTTTCCGAAGAGCGGCGACGCC